TGGCAAATTTTATTACACAATCGTTTAACGTAACTTACTCTGGTACTGATATTACTAATGAGTTATTTTACGCACCTCAAGAAGGGTCTGATGACTTAATGGGGATTAGAAAATTACCTAACGTAAAGGTAAAAACTAACTTATACTTACCTGCGACTTTAACAAAGATCGTAAGAGCTTACTCTACTTGTGGTTTCTCTGCAACTGGTGGAGCTATTGACGTATCAGATAAGACGTTAGAAGTTAAGAAAATGAAAGTTAACCTCGAGCAATGTGGTGACACTTTCTATGGTACTGTATTTGAAGAGTTCTACGGTGCTGGTACTGATATTGATAACTTAGAAGATACTATTATCGGAGATATCGCTAGAAGAAAAGTATTAGAAGGTATTGCTGATGATAATGGTCGTATCGCTTGGTTTGGTGCTACTTCTGGTGCTTCTGCTGATTACTCTCAAATGGATGGATTCATTCAGTTGTTTATCGCTGGTTCTGCTACATTAGATAAGTATGTTGAAATGACTGCTATTTCTAACGTTGAAGATACTAACGGTGTTTTAGTTGCTGATGGTGCTTATGAGCTTTTAAAATATGCTTACGAGAATCAATCTCAAGTATTAAGAAAAATGCCTAACTCATCTAAGTCGTTTAGAGTTACTTCTACAATCGTAGATAACTTAATTACTACTTATGAGCAATTAGGAACAGGAAACGAGTTAGGACTTTCTATGTTGATTAACGGTGCTGGTGAGCCTCAATTAAAATTCAGAGGTATTCCAGTTGTTGAAGTTAGAGGATGGGATACAGCTTTAGCTGATTCAGACAACCCTAATACTACTACTGGTATTGATATAGGTGCTAACTTAATGGTTTATACTGTAAATGATAACTTAGTAATCGGTACTGATGTATCTGATCCACAAGCTGAGTTAAAGTTTAGAAGTAACGATGATGATGATGAGTTGCTAAAAATCATTGCTAAGTACAAAATGGGTGCTCAGTTCATTCATGGAGAATTAGTAGGAATGTATTGGTAAAAATTAAGCCCTCTTTCGGGAGGGCATTTTTTTAAATTAAAAATATTTTAAAATGGCAGAAATTAGTACAGATATTCTTTTCGGTTGTGCTGACGAGAATAGAAGAGGAGGTATAAAGCGTATCTTCATTACAAATAAAGACGATATTACTAGCTTTACTGCTTCAACTGTTTCAACTGAACACGCATATACTGCTGTAACTTTAGCGGCTACTGATGATGTTTGGTATGAGATTGAAGGAGAGTTAGAAACTAAAACTTACACTTCTGAGGGAAGTAGAGAAAATGGTTCTATTGCTTATGAAACTACTTTAGAGGTATTTTGCCCTAAGATGGAGAAAACAAAAGCACAAGGAATCAACGCTTATGTTCAATCATGTGGGTTAGTTGTAATTTTTGAAACTTACAACAAACAAACTACTGAAAACAAAGCTTTTGTATTAGGTTTTGATGAGATTATGGGTGTTGATGCTCATGTTGATGCTATCGCTTCTGAGGTAATCGAAGGAGAGGTACAAGGGCAAAACGGTTACACAGTAACTTTCTCTGGTAAACAAGCAGAATTACTAAGAGAGTTTGTAGGGTCTATTGACACTAATGCTAGTGGTTCGGTATCATTTGGTTCTTAATTATACTTTCAATAGTTGCTTTAAGGGGTTAGTTTTTACGCTAACCCTTTTTTTTTACTAAAATTTAAAAACTGTTATTTGTATTAATTCTAAATAAGTAAAATATTTTTAGTATTTTTATAATTATGAAGAAATTTTTTTGTATAGAGCCTAAATTTCTAGGTAAAAAAATAATGGGTCAAGTAGGTATATTCTTACTTACTGAGAATACTTCTCAAAAGGATTTAAAAAAGCTGTATAATGCAGGTTTTACAAATATGATTAAAGTAGAAGAGGTAAAAGATGAGCCAAAAGAAGATAAGTAATATTAAAGCAAGTACTGCTAAATCTGATCCTATTACTACTCCAATAGTAAAAAAGGAAAAGGATATTAATAGAGAAATTGTTTCTGCATGGGTTCCGTTTTTTAAAGACTCGGATAATATCTATGTTAATGACTTAGCAAAAAGAGCTAGAAGAAGCTCAACGCATTCATCTATCATTAACCAAAAATTAACTTTTGCTGTTGGTAAAGACTTTTGTTTTTGGCAAAATGATGAAAGAGTAAATTTTGAAGATTTAGATAGTAGGTTTATTGAGTGGTATAATGAAGTAAACCCTGATGGAGATACTTTGAGAGATGTTTTTAAAGAGGTTATGCGTAGTTTTATCATTACTGGTAACTGTTACCCTCATGTTAAAAAGTCAGGAGATTATACAGCTTTATATTCTATTGATGCAACTACTGTTAGAAAGTCAAAAGATAAAAAGACTGCTCATGTTTCAAACTTTTGGAGAGATATTAAACTAGATACTATTCCTAGTGTTGAATATCCTGTTTTAACAATTCCATTTAAACAAGATAAAGAGCAAAAAGAGTATGTATGCCATATCATGCGTAAATACCCAGAATTTAACTTTTACGGGTTGCCTGATTATGTAGGTGCTTTAGATTGGATTGATATTGAGTACAGAATTTCTAAGTACAATATTGATAAGTTTGATAACGGGTTTTTCCCATCTGTATTAATGCAGTTTTTTGGTGATGTGCCTGATGGTATGAATGCTCAACAATACGTAGAAAAGATTAAAGATAAATACGTAGGAGAGGGAAACAATGACAAGTTTTTAGTAGAGCTTTTAGATAGCCCAGAGCAAGCGGCACATATTAAAGAGTTTGAAAGGGAAAGAGATGGAGAGTTTCAAATGTTATCAGAATTAGCTGTTAATAATATTATTACTGCTCATAGAATTACTCCTAGTTTAGCAGGTTTAGAAACTGCTGGAAAGTTAGGAAGTAATCAACAAATTAGAAACGAGTATGATAAGTTCATGAATAGCGTAGTTATTCCAGACTTTCAAGAGCCTATTCTAAGAGAGTTTAACAGAATTATTAAAGAAGCTGGTTTTGATATTGAGATAGATGTTTTAAATGTTGCGCCAGTAGGTATTAATGAAAGCATTGATGTAAATGCTGTTATTACAATTAATGAAGCTAGAGCATCTTTAGGAATGGAATTACTAGAGGATGAAGAAGAAGGAAATAGATTAGTAAAAGTTTTAAACAGTTCTAACGATGGCGTATAATACAGAGGTGATTACTGCTGCTGAGGTTAAGGCTTTAGCAATTAATGATACTGCTTTTGATGAAGCATATTTTGAAGATTATATTATAGTAGCTCAAAGAAAGTATTTAAAACCAACTTTAGGCGATGATTACTATGATGAAATATTAACAGAGGTTGCTGGGGCTACTCTAACGGCTGATAATACTATTATAGTAGAAAACTTCATTAAACCTATGTTAGCTCATTATATCGTTTATGAGGTGTTTCCTAAGATTCATACTCAGATCACTAACATGGGAAGTATGGAAAACTATACTGAGTTTAGTAGACAAAACAAGAGCTTTGAATATTCACAGAATAGAGATTTTTTTATATCTCAAGGGGATAATTGGAGAAAAGATATGATAGAGTATATTAAAGATGCTCAAGATGATGACGCTACTAAATACCCGTTATTTGATAGCTGTGTTGATAAAGTACAAGTAAATAAAAGAGGAATTATATTTTATTAAAATATGCCAACTTTACATAAAAATATTACAGCTTCGGCTGATATTCATAATCCTAAATGGTTTCCTGATGCTAATAATGGAGATGTAGCATGGAGAAATGAATTAGGAGAGTTAGAAAGTACAGACGAATTAGTTTTACCTGCTGCTTTAAATTTCGTTGATGCAAGTGTAGCACCTCCAACTACTAACGCAGGAGATATTTACGTTTTAAGTAGTGGTGGTAGTGTTCATGTTGATTGGGGTGCTGTTAGTTTAGATGATTGGGTTAGATATGATGGTAGCACATGGAATAGCATAACACCTCAAAAGAGTAGTTTATGTTATGATAAAACGGCTGATGCTTTATTTTCTTACGATGGTGCTGATTGGCAACAAGTAGGAGGAGATTCTATCTACACCGCTTCGGGTACTGTACCTACTTCTGTTGTTGCTACTTTGACTGATACGCTTACTTTTAGCGGTGGCGCAGGTTCTGAATTTAAACTTTATAGTACTCTTCGGACTGACGACATATTCACTGTATTACTTAATGGGGGTGGTTCTTGGAAAGCTAAAAACGGAAATATTGATATAGGTGCTGGGGCGACTTATTCAAACTATTATACAAGATTTAGCGAAACGGGTATAAAGTCATACGGTGCTGGTTCGGTTGTTCACGAAATTAACAACGTTACAGGTAAGGTTTATTTTATGAATGGGTACATGTCGGGGCAAGACTTTATTGTCGGTAGCAATAGCGTTATTAGCACAGAAGATATATCACTTCAAGGAGATACATTAGTAGGTAATACTGGCAATTCAGTAGGATTCTACGGAACAACTCCAACGGCACAAGCTACAACTGGAATATCTGCGGCAACTTTTACAGCAAATACTTCTGGGATAGCTGACGATACTGCAACTTTTGACGGTTATACAATCGGACAAGTAGTAAAAGCATTGAGAAATTTAGGACTTTTAACATAAAATAAAATGATAAAGATAGTAACAACAGAAGAAATAACTTTAACAACTTTAGCAACAAATGGATTCGGAGATGTTATAGAAACACAATTACCATTAGGTACTGAGGTAACAATTTGGCTAGATGATCCTGATGCGATAGGTAAGGATTATAATTTAACTTGGCGCATACCTTTGTTTATGTGGATTGGTAATTATACTGAAAGAGATGTTAAGCCATCTATTAAACTAAAAGAGGTTTCTAGTAAGTATGATGTAAAGCTTTTTGAAGATGAGCTATATACACCTAAATACCCTTTTACGCAATCTGATAAGCCTTATGTGTTTAGTATGATTGATAATCAGAATAGGTTATTAGTTAGCTTTCTTTATGCTAATAGTATTTTTCCAGAGGGAAGCCTTGAAATAGTTGGTATTTAATGTACTTTGGTAATATATATAAGTTTCTAACTGAAAAGGAAGTTAAAAATGCTTTACAAAGGCAGATTATTCATTATAATCTGCTTTTTTTGATGCCTTTATTTAATGAAGCTTGGAATAGTAGATTTTGGGTAGAATATGGATATGATGGCGCTACGGGTATAGAAGATGAAATACACCCGTCAATAGAAATATTTTTACATGATTATTCTTATAGGGTTTTTGGGGGTAACTTAAAGGATGATTACATTATGTTTAAGCTTCAAAAACTAATGGGTAAAAAAAAGGCTCTACGTAATTTTATTGGTACTACTACATTTGGATTCTTTTTTAAAGCTAAGAACAGATTATTTAAGGGAAAAAGTAACAGCTCAACAGAAAATGTTAATAGGGTTTACAAGTATTTACGTAGAATTTAATATATTTGAGCATGAGAAAAGAACAAGCTTTACAACTATTGATAGAATTAGCCTATAGGGCTGAATTACCGAAGTCTTTAACTGGTGTTGAGGCTTCACAGTACTTAAATCAAATTAATGAAGCTAAAACTGTTTTAGAAAGCTGCATTAAAGAAAAGGAGGATTAAAATAAATGGAACTTTCTATAGAAAATACAATACAGTTTATAGTTTTTTTAAGTGGGTTAATTGCTGCTTTTGTTAAATTTAACAATAAAACAGAAAGGCACTCAATTATGATAACCCAATTAGAGAAGTCAATTAAAGACGTTAAAGAAGAAAACGAAAAAAGTTATACTAAACTTGAAACAAAAATAAGTGAAGTTGAAGCTGATCTTAAACGTATTGCAACTGATATAGGAGAAATAAAAGGTTTTATTAAGCAATTAAGCACTAAATGAAACTTACATTAATCAGAGATACTTATACAAGTAAAAGCACTATAGGTAGGCTTTTTATTGATGGTGTAGAATTTTGCTATACTTTAGAAGATGTTGTAAGGGCTAAAGGGGTAAAAGTTTACGGAGAAACAGCCATACCAGAGGGTATATATTCAGTTACATTATCCTATTCAAACAGATTCAAACAAGTTATGCCGTTAGTTTATAATCAAGAAGATTTAAGCGTACAAGATGGCGAAGGTGTTAGATTTGATGGTATTAGAATACATTGGGGAAATAAAGCAGAGCACTCTCATGGGTGTATTTTAGTTGGATCATCTAAAGCTGTTGATTTTGTAGGTAACAGTAAAAAGACTTACAAAGAATTGTTAGAGGTGTTAGGGGATTTTGATATAATAAAATTAGAAGTAATAAATAAAGCTCAATTAAAATGAAATTTTTAGGTAGTTTATTAGGTAAGGTTAACCCAGTAGAGGTTATAAAAGTTTTAAAAGGTTCAGATGAAAGAGCTTTAAGTAAAGGAGTATTAGCTATGGGAGGTAGTGGTTTATTAATCACATCAGGAATTGGATTAGTTACAGATGGTGCTAGTAATGAGAGTTGGTATGAGATTGTTGGCGGTGCTATTATGCTTTTAATTGGTGGTGTATTGGCTGTGTGGTTATCTAATAAAGTAGAAGATATTAAAAATAAATAAGGATTCTTAGCCCTTTCTGGGCTTTTGTTGTTTGTGTTTGTTTAGAGGGGGTTGTGCCCCTCTTTTTTATGCTCAAAAAAATATTTTTATTTTTTGCTTGTTGTATTAAAAATTTATTATATCTTTGATTTATCAAACAAACAAAAACAAATAACAAATGGAAAATTTTAGAGAAGTATTAGCAGAGATTCAAAAATCAGAAGGAACTATTTTTAGCGTAGAGTTTATTAAAAAAGATGGTTCAGTTAGACAAATGAACGCTAGATTAGGAGTTAAGAAAGGTGTTAAAGGTACTGGAATGGCTTATAACCCTATCGAAAAAGGTTTACTACCTGTTTATGATATGGCTAACAATGGTTTTAGAATGGTAAACTTAAACACAGTAACTAAATTACAAATTAAAGGAGAGGGGGTTTTATAATCCTCTCCAATTATTAACCTATAAACATTTAAACTATGTGGATTAAAATTAATGATTTAAGAATTGATTTAAGTAAAGTTTCAGAATACATTAAAACTAATGATAGTGTTAGGTTTTACTATCCTATTTTTACAGGAGAATGTAATGACGAACAATACTATGAAGAAGTTAAAACTGATAGCGAGTTAGAAGCTAAAGGAATAGTAAAAGAATTAGATAAACTTTTGAATATAGTAGAATTATAAACTAAGACCTACGGGGCTTTTAAACAACAATTATGAAAACAAAAGAAATATTAGCTAACAACTTTAGGAAAGAATTAATAGAATTATTAATAAAGCACAATGCTGAAATATCCATTGACAATTATTGTGATGGTGGTAGTATAGATATGAATTTTGATATAAAGAATTCTAATAGGGATCTTGTGGTAGCAGATGCTTGGTTAGCAAGTACAACAAATAGTATTATCACAGTTAAAGATATTGAGAGAACTATTCAATTAGAATATTAACCATTAAAATTTAGGATTATGACACCAAAAGATATGTTAATTGATAATACAAATGAAAAAGTAGCAAGTACGGAAGAAAGAATGATTTGGAAAATACTTGGAGAATATGGAGTTAATCCAATGGCACAACCTAATTGTACAGATGAGATAATAGAGTTAGTAAATAAATTATTTATACAACGTGTTAGCAAAACGAAGTGAACGTTTTAATGTTTGCTAACGTTTAAGCTAATTGCTGAAGCTGTGACAATGTGCCGTCAGGCACTTGTCTAAAGCGTAGGCAATGGGATTACAGATGAATTAAATTGATTAGATAAACCAACACATAGCTTTTGCATATTAGGTGTGTGTTATAAAACGTTAAGAATATGATAGATTTAAAAAAACAAATATTAATAGATTCCGATTACCTAGAAGAAATAGAAGATTTAAAAAGAATACAAAAATCACTTTTTAATCATAGAGATTTATTTGTTTCTCTTGATGAGGCTGCTATTTTATGGCAAAATTATTCAGGCAACCTATCTGCTAGTTGGCTTTTTTTACCTGATAAAGATGAGGATATACCTAAATTAATTGAAAGTGACGACTATTTTAATGGTTGGTTTAATGTTTTATAACGGACGAGTGTATGAGTAGTGGCACATACACCGAACTTTTGAATTATGCCACAAACTTTAACGTGCCATTACTTATACACATTGTTGTGTGTAGTAGCGGTTTAAAAGAACGAAAAATGAAAATATTACACATTACTCCAAGTAGCAACGGTTATGAAGAAGTAGAACTTTTAGCAAACCGAATTAATAGAAAAAATAGCCTTGCACTTATTTTTAAAAACGGACAAGAGTGTATGACTGGCGGACACTTGATAAACGACACCCCTGAAATTAGGGGTGTTTTGGACTCAATGCCACGAGATAAACAATATGACTTTGTGACTATGTTTAAATGCGACCCTTTTGCTAAAAGTTATGCGGAAGAGTAGCTATTACACACAACGTAGTTGTAATAACACTTTTAAATCTTATTAATGAGAACTATATCAATAACTTATACGGTAAAATATGAATTAGATTTTGCCCCTGAATATGTTTGGGTTGATG